GTCCATTTGCCAAGTCAAGAAGGGGTGTCCGCGGCCGGATCAGGCCGACGTTGACGCCGCTCGCGTAAAGGCTGCCAAAGCCCTGACGACTGTTCGTCCCGAGTCCAAGGAAGGACATATCGGAGGATTGCTGCCCGAAGTCAAGATTCCGCCTCCGCGGAGTCCTGATATTGAGCTGCTGCTCACGCGCGATACGATGCAGGAACAATTGCGTCGAACTGTGCGAGAGCTATTCTCTGATCGTAAAGGCAACCCAATCCTGTTAAGCGACAAGGATCGGCGTGGCCCTTACTGTCCGTCCACTTCAGCATCTTACACGCACTCTCAAAAACGAGGGGGTGCGTGGGAATCAATTCGTACGTTGCTTAACGAATTTAAGAATTCCCCGGACTATGCTGATTGAAAGAATGCTCGAGACGAGTCGCGTTTGATGGTCATGCACGACCCCGCGCCATTTGGCTCACCCGACGTCGATGTCCGGACGACGGAGCCGACCGTAGCGTTTACAGTCGCCATGGAGGAGGAAGAGCGCCGAGAGCCTGGCGCTTGGGGTAGGGAGTCCGCACATTACGCGGCGGACTTGAGGCCGGTCGAAGACTTCTTCGGTCGGTTCTGGAACTATGCGAAACATCGCGCTATGGACGAGCGCCCTGATGTAAGTATAGTCGGATTGCCTGAATCGTTAAAGGTGCGCTGTATAACGAAAGGCCCTCCGTTCACCATGTATGTCCTTAAGGTGATCCAAAAGTTCCTCTGGCGCGCGTTAAAGCGCCACCCTGCCTTCGAGCTAATAGGCCGCCCCGTTGATAGCTGGTACATGCTAAAGCGGTTAGGCGTACGCTTGGAAGATAATGAGTTCTATTTGTCTGGCGACTACAGCGCCGCAACGGACAACTTGAACCCGTGGGTGTCGGAGACCATCGCTGCGGAGATCGCTGAACTCTGCGGCTTTGATCCGTTCGAAAGTGGCCTGTTCCTTAGGGCCCTCACGCGACACATCATCCACGATAAATCACTTCCAGGCGGCTCGGCGCCCCAGCGTTGGGGGCAATTAATGGGATCCGTCGTCTCTTTTCCTATTTTGTGCATTGCCAATGCGGCGTTTTGCCGCTGGGCGCTCGAGGTTGCTTACGGGCGCGTGATGAGCATTGCACAGACCACTTTGATGGTCAATGGGGACGACTGTGCGTTTCGTACCACGTACGATGGCATGTTAATATGGGAGCTAATCACCA